TCTAAGTCTTGAACTACCTTGCCGCCATAAGTAACGACATGAGCATCAGCGTCAGATTTATTATCGAAGTCTTGGTATTTTGTAATAGCCCCACCGTTGTGGGAGACTACGGCTGTAAATTCTTTCATTTTAATCTCCTATTGAAACATAATCGAAATGGAACCGCTATCAAATGTTCCTGTTTCCACCTTAAGCTGTGTAAGTTCGGCAGATAAAGCTTTTGATCCACAACCAACATCAACAGTTGCTGCGTTAGCTGTATCCATTGTTTGCCACTGACAAATCCAACGAAAAGATGCTGCATCTTGAAGCGACAATATTGCCGATCCTCGCCATTTTGTTGAAGCGTCTAAATGGTTTCCTAGTTCCCAGAAAGCCGTATCATCAAATATAACATTAGCTGACGATCTTAATTGCGCTCTCATAGATATATAGCCTGAGGTTTCTATGCCGCCACCATCTCCTATCGTCAATTCAAGTCCATCGTCTGACTCGCCTGCATCAGAACTTACGTCAAAATAATTTACGACAATCAGCTTTGTTCCTGATGGAATACTTCCAAAAGTTACACTTGTGCCACTCGTTGTTGCCTGACTGGCCGCTTGTGTAAACCCTGATGTAACTGTTGTAAAACTAGGTGCAGCACCAGCACCACCAGAAGTAAAGAGTTGGCCATCATTTCCAGTGGCCACTGCTACAGGATTGCCTGAAGTATCAAAACTGATTATATTTCCATCAGTTCCATCAGCCATTAATCCAATTGGAATTTTTGTTAAACTCATTTAATTAATCTCATCTTAATCTCCTATTGAAACATAATCGAAATGGAACCAGTACTAACGTCAAACGCATCGCTAATTTGTAGAGCTACTTGTGTTAGTTCCGCTGACAAAGCCTTTGATCCACAACCAACATTCACAGTTGCTGCGTTATTTGTATCCATTGTCTGCCATTGTGCTATCCAACGAAAAGTTGCCGCATCTTGCAGTGTACAAATACATGATCCACGAAATGAACTTGTTACGTCTAAATGATCTGACAACTCAAAATTAGACGTATCATCAAATATAACATTAGCTGACGATCTTAATTGCGCTCTCATAGAGACATACCCCGAAGTCTCAAGGCCGCCGCCATCGCCCAGAACCAGCCTTAATGCTCCAGTAGAGTTTCCCTGATTACTAGATATATCAAAATAACTTATAACAATCATTTTAGTTCCAGATGGAATGGAGCTAAATACTTTAGATGCACCTGATGTTGCCGCTTGTGTAGCTGGTTGAGTAAACCCACTAGAAGGAGCATCAACAAAGCTGAGAACTCCGCTTCCATTTGTTTTCATAAGCTGACCTGCACTGCCGTCAGCCGCTGGATGAGTCAGTCCGTCTATAGTGACTACACCACTGCCTTCAGGAGCTAGAGCTAAGTTGCCACTGAGAGCCGTAACTGCATTTGATATGACTGTACTCATGGCTGTCTCCTATTGAAAAAGTATGCTTATAGAGCCAGAATCAAATGTTCCTGTCTCTACTTTAAGTTGGGTAAGTTCGGCAGATAGAGCCTTTGATCCACAACCGACATCAACAGTCGCTGCATTGGCTGTGTCCATTGTCTGCCACTGGCAAATCCAACGAAACGCAGAAGCGTCTTGCAGAGTCAATATTGCTGAACCTCGCCATTTTGATGAGGCGTCTAAATGGTTTCCTAGTTCCCAGAGGGTCGTATCATCAAATATAACATTAGCTGACGATCTTAATTGCGCTCTCATAGATATATAGCCAGAAGTCTCTATGCCACCAGCATCACCTATCGTCAATTCAAGTCCATCGTCTGACTCTCCGGCATCAGAACTTACGTCAAAATAATTTACGACAATCATTTTTGTGCCTGATGGGATGCTTCCAAAAGTTACACTTGTGCCACTAGTCGTTGCCTGTGAAGCTGACTGTGTAAACCCAGCGGAAGGAGCATCAACGAACGACAGCACTCCAGAGCCGTTCGTTTTCATCAGTTGATTTGCACTGCCGTCAGCCGCTGGATGGGTCAAGCCGTCAATAGTTACAACTCCACTACCTTCAGGAAGGAGAGCTAAGTTGCCACTTAAAGCCGTGACTGCATCTGTTATAATTGTGGACAATCTCTATTTCCTTATTGGTACATAATGTTAATTGCACCAGCGTCTAGTGTCGCATTACCTGCTGTGCCAAATTTAATTTGTGTTAACTCTGCGCTTAGTGCCTTACTACCTGACCCAAAATATATTCCATCGTCATCACTTTCGTTAACCATAGCGTGATACATCCATGTGTAGGCGGCAGCATCTTGTAATGTAAAAAATATAGAACCATGCAAAATGTTTGCACTATCCCAATTAACAGTACCTAAACCAAAACCAGCCGTATGGCGAAGAGTAGCTGATTCAATTGCTTGGTCTGCAATTTTAGCTGAAGTTGATAAGTAGCCAGAAGTTTCTATACCGCCACCATCTCCAAGTTGTATGCGAATTGTCTGGGAATTACTAGCTTGCGATACGCCAAACAAATTCATAACAATCATAGAAACACCAGATGGAATGGAGCCAAAGGTTACACTAGTCCCAGAGGCAGTTGCTTGCTCTGTTCCTTGAGTAAACCCAGCACTAGGAGCATCAACAAAGCTGAGAACTCCAGATCCGTTGGACTTGAGTAGCTGATTTGCACTGCCGTCTGCATGGGGCCAAGTCAAACCATCAAGAACAACTTTACCAGAACCTGCTGGAGTTATAATAGTATTGCCGTTTCCAGTGTTAGCTATAGTAATTGCGCCGTTAGTAGACTTCTCATTTAATGTATCAACTTTAATCGTACTCATTATATCACCACAAAGGTTGCGCCACTAGAGATAGTAAGTGTTACTCCAGAGGCTATTGATATTGGGCCAGTTGCTGAACCGTTATCAGTTGCAGCCATTACTTGTGAAGTATTTAGAGTAGCTTCGTTAACCCGGATGATATCCGCACTAGTTCCAGCGGAAGCACCAGCAGCAGACTCGCCAAGATAGCCGCCCCCTCCGTTTCCAGTACCAGCAAAATTTAAAAAGTTACTCATCTTAATCTCCTATTGAAACATGACTGCAATTGCGCCATGCGTGAACGTGCCACCACTAATTTTTAATTGAGTAAGTTCGGCTGATAAAGCTTTTGCTCCGCCACCAATCGCGCCATCACCGTTATCTGAAGAAGCTTGATTGCCTGTTTTCAGAGCGTGAGACTGAACCCACTTGAAAGTGCTGGTTTTTTGTAAGTTTAGCGTCATTGTACCAGTGATTGGACTTGTGCTGTCTTGAGTTCTAAAGTTAAATCCAGCGGATGATCCAAAACCTGTGATGGCTGTGTTTGTCCACAAAGCCTGGGAGCCAGATGTATAACCGCTAGTCTCAATTCCACCAGAATCTCCAATTTGAACTAAAGCAGTAATACCTCCAGCGGAAAATCTGACCTCGCTAAACATAACTACAACTTGCTTTATTCCAGTTGGAATGGAACCAAAAGTGACTGACGTTCCTGACGTTGTGGCTTGCAGAGCCGATAGGGTAAACCCAGCGGAAGGAGCAGCAGCAAAAACTGGAACAGAGCCAGCCCCTTGTGATTTTAAGAGATGACCTGACGTACCCGCTGCCACAGTAGTAGGATTACCAGAGGCATCCCATGTAATAAGCTCACCGTCCGTACCAGCTTTAAGCTCTGCAAGACTAATAGCGTCATTAGCTATCTTTGCTTCGGTTACAGCAGCATCAGCAAGGTCAGCAGTTGTTGTCGAACTTAAACTATTTTTGCCAGATAAAAATGCACTCATTGTCTACTCCTACGTCTGGCTCAAGAAGCTGAGAGTCGCTTCTAAAGTTGAGACAGCATTACATTTCATCTGGATTGCATCACCCGCCCCAAGCACTAGCTTGCCTTGTACAACACTTAGTGTGTCAGCGACTGGGATTGATATGCCTTTGACAACATACCCGTCATCTCCACTTGCTCTATTTACATAGACATCCAAAGTGCCAGCATTAGCAGCGTGAACATTTGCAACTTGCAATCCAATGATTGTAATTATCTCTGATCCACCAGCCGTCAAGACACTATCACCAAGTGTAGCTGTAAGATCGTGGTTAACACCTTTTAATACGTCTGCCATTTTTAACCTCCTAATGCGAGCGTCAGGCCAACGCCTACGCCACCTAAATTGCTGAGTGATGTAGACGCACTCGCTACGTCTGATAGATTGTTTGCAGCAGTCATATCGCCACTGCCGTTGTTACCAGAGAAAGCAACGACAACACCAATGGAATCACCATCTGCTAGTGTGCCGTATGTAGCAATATGTGTCACGGCCACTTTTGAGTAGCCTGAAGCGTCAGTAACGGCCCCCGACACTTGAAAGACTGCGCCAGCAGGAGCAGTACCTGCCTCTTGGATGTAGATTGTTGCTGAGTTACTAGCCGTTGGGTCGTCTAAGCTGTCAATAAAGTTATTAATATTAACACCGTTGGCTTCTACATCATCAAAATAAAGAACTGTTGCACTTGAAAGCGTGGCGTTATTAGCAAATACTTTCCCCGCCCCTTGGTCTGCGTCAGTAGTTGCGGTTTCCCATACCATCTGAAGGCCGGGGGCTGGAATAGACGAGTTAACGTAGGCTTTGATAGATTGTTGCGTGGCAAGAAGAGTGGCTGAATTGGAACTGAGCGTGGCACTGTTCTCAATTCCAGTGACCGTAGCACCAGAGGCGAGTGCAAGAGATGTCGAAGCTGTAACAACAGTACCCGTAAGGTTAGTGAACTGTCCTGTTGTCTGAGCGGAAGCACCAATAGTTGCCCCATCTACTGTACCGCCATTAATATCTACAGTTGTTACTGTGCCAAGGTTGGGTGACGTACCAGAGAATGTTGCACCTTCAGCTAGAACTTGAGCGTCTGCATAAGTAATGTTGCCAGTTGCCGCACCCGTTGCTGTAGTCGTGCCAAACGCAAAACTATCTGCGCTTTCGTCCCACCCCATAAAGATGTTGTTACCAGTGGAACCCCGCTCCATGACAAGACCAAGATCGTTAGCATTAGAAGTGGCTCCTGAGTTTAGTTCAATTAACGGGTCTTTAATTTCTGTATTTGTAGAATCTACTGTGACTGTCGTGCCGTTAACAGTTAAATTTCCAGTAACAACAAGATTTCCAGCAACATCAGTGTTACCAGTAGTCTGAATACTATCTACCCAAAGCTTCAGCCAACGTACGCTTGTTGAACCAAGGGAGTCGGTGCCATCAGTATCAGATAGCACATCCCCACCATGTGTAGTCGCGCCTATTAATTTAGATGTGCCCCCAACAAATAACTCTTTGGCAATACCCACGCCTCCATCTGTGTGAATAGAACCAGTAGTGGCTGAAGAAGAAACAGTCGCATCATCTACAGAAACAACGCCACTTGTTGTTACAGTTGTAAATGATCCAGCGGCGGCAGTGTTGGCACCAATAATACCATCGTAGTTAGTAGACGCTAGCTTACCGTTAGCAGAATCAAACGTTAAGTTAGTACCAGTTTTGGGTAACTGTGATCCTGTAGCTGCAGTGACAAACAAAGGGAAACAACTAGTGTCTGAGCTTTCATCAGCGGTAAAAACATACCCGTCTGCTTCGGTTATACCGGCAGCAGTTAGCCGTAGCTCAATACGATCACCAGCAGAATAAGTTCTAGCAGTTGTGCTCTCTGCGCCGCGAACAACGGTTAACGCGTCTGTAGACCGCGCAGTACACTTAACAATCTCTAGGTTATTAGAGGTGTCAATTAATGTAGCATAAAAATAATCGCCACTGGATGGGTTAGGGAACGACGCTCCGTTACCAGAAGTCAATGCTATAGATGTTGCTGAATTTGAAATACCGCTAGCAAGTGTGCCAAAGGCATTATTTGTAAATAACGCTTGTACCATGTTTTAACTCCTTAACACCACGCGGACTGCCGTACAGTAGGTGCGGCTCGTGCTGCGCCTATATTTACACGCGCCCTACGCTCAGTTACTTTAAATACAAACTGTTTCGCATGGTACGCAGCTAATTCAGTATCACTCCACGTTCTCTCAGGAAGCGTTAACAGTTGCTGTAAAGCGCCGTGCATAATAGCGTCTTCTAAATCATCCATCACAGCTTCGTTCATACCTGTAGACGCCCTACTAGGCCGTTGAGCTACAAACATATTAATCTTATCACTGCCGTTAATAGGCACTAATGCCACATGAAACGTAATAGGGTTAAGCTGGAAAAAATATTGCGGGGTTGCCCGCTCAGTGGTAACGGCAGATGGATACTTAGGGTAGAGCTGGTGAAGCGCCTCGAGTGTAATAGGGCTAAGCTCGTTACCATTAATATTAGCCGTAAGAACAGTATACACTTCAGCATTTGATTCAGGGACAAAAGAATATTGAAACGTACCTGCCGTTGTAGTGATAGCAGCTTGTTGATACCGCCAAGCGTTAGTTCGTTCACATACATCAATAGCAGAATTACGGATATATGTTACAATAACAGGTTGAGGGCAACCCGGTACACTAGGTGCAATTCTATTTACAAGATCAGAAAACAGTCGCGTTGCCATTACACCACCTCAACTTGAAGGGGTTGACCTGCGTTCTCTGTATCTGTCACAGGTAGCGACGCTGTAGTAGCACCAAGCTCCGCCATAAATAAATCTTTGTACATCTTAGCCCGCCCACTTGTAACGTGTTCATTATCAATAGATTCTGCTAAGAACACTACAACATCTATTAAAGCAGGTACATAGGCATCTGGCAGCAGTGTAACAGTAGCACCACCGGCATATGTAGGCGGAACCTGTGAATACTCTACAGTAAGAGTCTGGTTTGCAGGAGCCTTCGGATATATAAAAAATTTATTTGGGTTACGCACATGGCGCATCCAGTTTA